AAAGGTGTCGTAAACTAATGACTCGTCAACGCCTGTTCTTGGATATGAGCTGCGTTGACGCTGCTCGTCAAAGAATACGTCACGTATACGACACCTTTGACACGGTGTGTGTTCAATTTTCTGGCGGCAAAGACTCAACCGCCGTTCTTCTCCTTGCCAAGGAGGTCCACGAAGAGCGTGGCCTAGGCCCTGTTAAGGTGATTTTCCGCGACGAAGAAATGGTGAGCCCTGTCGTCATGGACTACGTAGAGAGGGTCCGCAACTACGATTGGGTTGACATGGAGTGGTACTGCTTGCCATATCCAGCAGAAATTTGGGTTCTTGGTTACAGGATAACGACCCTCCTGTGGAGTCAAGAAAGATTTGAACAAGGCAGGTGGGTGCGACCGATGCCCCCATGGGCAATCAGCGGCAAGAATTTTGGACTAAGTCACAGCGTTTCATTGCCTGAACAGACCGATTACTACACAATGCAGGGCAAAAAAGGAAATGTTGCCTTTCTGACTGGAGTCAGAGCAAGCGAGTCGATGGTTAGATACAGGTCGATTGTTCAGAAACTTCACGAGAATTACATAAATACGCCGTACAAGTTAAAAAAGGGAATACCACTCAAGTTCGCCAAAGTCATATATGACTGGAATACGGATGATGTTTTTAAATTCATCATCGAGGAACACGACGCAGAATACTGCAAGTACTATGACCTCGCAACAATCACCGGAAGCAACACGCGAGTTGGAATCCCCTTGCATGCGACTGCAATAAGGCGGATTGGAGACGTTATTGCTACGGAACCAGAATTCTACGACAGGCTTTACGAGTGCTTCCCATACATAGACGCACAACGCAGACTTTGGCCAGAGTTTGACTCGGAGAAGCTGATTGATATCTACTCTCAGTTTGGATTTGATGGTGCATCAAGTTTCATCGAACAATACTTGGTGGGCGAACGACGTCAAACGGAAGCCCGTGCTTATGTTTCTAAGTTTAGAAAAAAGCACCTATCAGACCCACACGGGTACCCAGTTAGCTGGCTTATAAGAAATTTGATGCTGAACGACATTGACGTTAACTCTCCAACACCAGTTGGACCCAAGACAAAGGCGCACACTGTCAGGGCAGTAGAACTAGAGAGAGCAGACATATATGAATATTAATATTGAATACGTAGAGCCATCGCGCTTATCTACTCCTGAGTGGCGAGCTACGTACACCCTGCGTCCGGAGATGTTAATAATTTCAGCATCGCTATCTGAGCTTGGATTCATTCAACCGATACATGCTCGCTTATCTACCGGGGAGATAATTGATGGTTCCGAGCGTTTTATTTTGGCAACCAGTATTCCGCAGATTTTAAAAAAGACCGAGGGGAAAATTCCAGTAGTTTTTCATGACGTCGACCAGGTTGACGCGATGATGATGCACCTTCGCCTAAATCGAGGGCATTCACACGTGATTGCGGAGAAAGCTTCTAAAATCATCAGGTCCGTCAGGCGTTCCGGAAAGTACGGCGCATCCGATTTCCAGGACATTCTCTGCATGCGAGCAGAAGAACTTGCATTAATGCTTGACGGAAATCTGTTCAAAGTCAGAAAAATAAAAGAACACAATTACGCTAGAGCATGGGTTCCGATAGAGGCTCCTCCGAATTCTGTGCCCCCAGAAGTGCTTTCAATAGAAAGACCACCCAATTCCGACAGATAGATAAAAGTATTTTCTGGTATATTTGAACAAAGACTATAGGAGCTTTTATGCCAGGAGTACGCTACGGCCCAGACATTAGTGATGACGCCGCACATATTACCGATTTTGTCAAGGAAACGCAAGCAAAGCTGCGCAAGGGAGTGAAGGTAGACACCCGGGACCGCAAAAAACTTGATAAATATAAACAGATTGCAGAAGACATTTTTGGTGTAAAGCCCGAAAACTTCGATAAAGGCAAGCTTGGCGATTTGGCAGAAATGGCCAGATACGGTGGTTCCAAGTCACGAAGCAAGGCTGCAAAAAGTTGGAGAACTGGCGGAACCATGAAAAAGTCCGTCAGTAAAGAGTTTGCAGACCGTGGCGACACTAGTGGTCGCAAGCCTGGTGGCGTAGGCGCCCCAGCCGATTCATGGTACGCGGGTCGCACCAGGTCAAAGAGATTCCGGGAACTTGAAGGCCGAGCTCAAAGAAGAATGAATAAAAATGGAGCAAAGTTTGGCAGAGACCCCATTGCAAAGGGGACCACAAAGCCAGGCAACTTCTTATCTCAGGTTGATAAATTGAACATAGCAAGAACGCGTGAAGGCAGCAGCGATATTCTCAACAGACCAAGAGGAGGGAAGGCCGCTGCAGGTCGCATTAAGCGTGTAGGTGGACCAATTCGTCCACCTAAGGCTAAATCAAACCAAAAGGCGGCGCAACGGGCAAAAACTCCAGCGGAACGAGCAGCCGCGGGCAGGCGTGAAGCTGACAAACTTGCAAAAGGCGGAAGCAAAAAAGGCAAGAAGAAATAAACTTCTTCGCGCCGATTTAGTTCCTCATTAAATAGTCATCATGTCTTTCGAAGCCACTATCTGGCTCAAAGTCTTCCAGGATGTCATCCCAGTGAATGTCTTCTTCTGTGGCAATATCTTCCTTAATGAGGAACTCTTTGACGGACGGTCTCGGTTCTAGCGTTGCTACGTACTTTCCCGTTTCGTCTTTACCAATAATCTTCATACCTGTAGCGGCCATCATGGAGCAAGTGATGGACCATAGAAAATCCGTGTAATCACTCATTGCATCCTCATTGACTTCGCCTTCTTCGTCAAAGATGTTTTCTTCTCTTTCGTTTACCCAGAAAAAAAGGACCTTTAGGACATTTTGCAAAACTTCAACATTTGCTGCCCGCTTGGTTTCTTCGTTGGAAAAATATTCTGTAATCGTAATTTCTGTTTTCATTTGGATTCATTCTCCTTTTCAAAGTGTTCTAGTGACTTATATGGCTTGAATTTCACAACGTAGTCGCCGTTAATATTCTCCCCAACCACCCGCATCCCTGCCACGGCCATCAAGAGCGAGGCAAGGCCAAAAGACTCGTCCATCAGTTCATCTATGTCCGAGTCGCTCATTGGCTGACCGTCGGGCATGAACAGGAAAAAAATAACCCTAGTTATTCTTCCAAGAATCTCCATATTTATTGACTTAAGGTCATCTCCCTTAATGTCAATAATTGTATCGAATTTACTTTTTCCCGACATGGCATGAATCTACACCAATTCCGTTGCTCGGTCAACCCTTCTCTCCTCCCACAAGTTAACTAGGTGTTAGAATTTGATGAAGCATTTATTTGCAAAATCGCTTTATCACGGGAGTGACGATGATTGTCTCAGTTAATGATGTCAAGGTATATATGGATATCAAGCTGTCGGCACGTCAGGAAGATGCCGCCGTCATGGTCCTCGCCGGTCTTCAAAGCGAGCTCGAATCATTCCTACGTCGCCCGATAGAGGTCGGCGAATATGTAGAAGAGCACCGTCTGGACTCCAATCACAATGGCACCCCAATGGGGACATTTTTAACAGCAGACAACACCAGTTATAATTCTTCTTTCACTAAAGGTTCATACACCGACATAGTTGCGTGGGCGACACCGCCACCCGCTATTTACTTTAGAAATACCCCAATTGCTTCAATATCAGAGGTTAAGGTAAAGCCACTTTTTGGCACGGAAAGAGTACTTATTGAAGATACCGACTACGTTACGCGAACATACGGGATTGATTACTACCACGGATATTCGGATGACCTAATAACCATTACGTATACCGCTGGATTGGATGGTCCATCAATACCCGTCTTCAAGCTAATGATACTTAGAGCAGCATCACGTGAAATGCAAAACATGCACGATGACGTGGTTGGAGTCAAAGACATCACAACAAGAAATACCGGTCCGCTTGTTACGGGCTTCCTTGATTCGGAACTTTCTTCATTGCGCAAATACCGTCGCGTTCGGGCTTAATTATGTCCAGAAGCGGCATAGTAGTTTATATTGGAGATACTGATTTCCACGGCGAGGACGCAAAGGACCGCTTAGGAAACATGAAAGACAGGGCTAAATCAATGCGGCCTGTTTTGAATTGGGCTAAGGGTTATTTAGAAAGAGCATATTCTAAGAATTTCACCACCATGGGTGCCCTTTCCGCCAAGGCGATGCTCAAGGGTGCATGGCCACCACTTGATGAAGAGTATGAGTCGTGGAAGTTCCGTAACGCACCTGGGGCTCCGCCCTTGGTATTAACTGGAAAGCTGTTTCGCAGCGTTGCCGGCATTGGGTCTAGCCCCAAGAACTCAATTAGTGACATGGAAGCAACTTTTGTGGTTGATAGCCCAATTGCAAAATTTCATCAGTATGGAACCCAGGACATGCCTGCTCGCAAGATACTGTTCGTTCCCAATAGTTTTGACAAAGACATTAATAAAAAAGCAACGCAGTACATCGTCCAGGGGAGCAAGCTGGCATGACCTACTTAATGAATGGCTCGCATTTTGCTAAAAAATATGTCAATGACTATTTGACCGCCGACCTTCCGATTCGCCTCATTCGGTACAGAAACGGCTGGAACCTCGATAGCACAAAGCTTCCGGACCCCGGTCAGTACATAGGTTACGAGCCAATGGCGATAGATGAATGGCCCTCGGTTATTACCGTCGCGCTCTCCATGAATGGACTTGAAAGAATAGGTTACGACCAAACCGACCCTCTTTATCGCGTCAGCTACTCCATGCGGACCTATCTATGGGTGCGAGACGAAGGAAACGAAGCAACAACTTTAATGAGAGATAGATTGACGACGGTAACTAGGAGCGCCCTTCTTGACTACCCTTGCCTCAAGGCCCACGACTCACGAACGTCTTTTAGGGCTCTTATCAGCGAAAATAGCTTCCGGGAAGAGTATTCAGACATAACCCTACTCAAGGGTGACAGAATGATGGCAGGGGCATACATTGCCTACACGCTAGAAATGGACGAGGTTGTCGCTCGAGAAGCATTGGGTGTTGTCTCAGAAGTAGAGGTCGAGACCACCCCTACTGGTGTTGGTCAGGAGATGCCGTCCCTTGATTACTGAAAATATTGTTTTAAAAGTTCAATTCATAGTTGCACAAAATAATAGAATCCCATCTGTACAATTGAAATCACAAACAGGATTCCCTATGCGAAACAGTGAGGTTCTATGCCTGGCGTAGTCATTTCAACTTCAGTTAGAACTGGTCCATCAACGGCAACGGTGCGCGAATCTTCGCAGCTGTTCATTGTTGGCAAAACAGAGCGTGGTCCATCGGACGAAGCCGTACTTGTCGAGAGTCTTAGTGACTTCGAAGACATTTTCGGTGGATTTCTGACGTCCTCGTACACCCACCCAACGGTGGAGACATTTTTCGAGGAAGGTGGAACGCGAGCTTTCATTGCGCGCGCCGTTGGTGCATCAGCAACAGTCGGCTCGTTGACTTTGAATGGTCCAGCCTCCGCCGCCGCAATTACGTTGACGGCAAATGGCGCAGGCGCTTGGAGCGCGGACGTCGGAGTTGCTGTAACGCACCCAACCGCAACAACCTTCAAAGTTGATATTTACTACGACGGCGTTTTGAAATACACAACTGGAAGCGTAACGACAGTATCACAGGCAGTCGGACGAATTAACCTAAGTGCGGTTGCTGCTCGCTATGTGACAGCAGCGGTTGCTTCTGGTGGTACGGCCCTGAAGCCGGTAGTACTTGCAGAAACGGCGTTGGGAACAGGCGACGACAACAATGACACCGTAACTTCTGCTGAATACATCGCTCAGCTTACGTTGTTCAATGACGCTCTCGGCTCGGGCGCTGTTGTTTGCCCAGAGGATAGCGGCGACACTGTGGCTGAAGCCCTCATCGACCACGCGAACGCAAATAGCAGAATCGCAATTTTGTT